GTTAATAGCAGCTTTCCCATAAGCAGGAACAGAACTAATGAACGCTTTTAATACAGCATCAAACTCTTCCATAAAATGATCATATTTTATATAAGAAGTTGTCCTCAATTCTATTGAGTCAGAATCAAAAATAACTATTTTCTTTCTATCAATATTTAAAAAAGCCGTTCTTTTAACTTGATTGAAATGGGTACTACTATCAATATTAGGATTGAATGTCGCAAAATCAAACTCATGAACAGTAGAAATTTCCTTGTTGATGAAACCAAGCATAGTCAGACTCTGCTGTAAATCAGCCATTTGTTCTGATTTTAAATCAGCCAAAGCACTGGTCGTTATTCTCCCTACAACATATGATAGGGGGGCCTTTTTGTATCTTCCACTCATTCAGTATCCCTCATCTGGTTAGACACTTTTTTAGACATAATATAGCTCATAAGTTCCATTCATCCTAAGCATTATGTTTACTTCTCTTGCAGCACAACATGTAGTTTTTTTAAATCTTAACCCCACAACTTATAGACATTAGTACGCAAGCGCGCGCTCGTATCCCCGCCACGCCTGCCCGCTTTGTGTTGCGGTTTTCATGCACCTGCATGACATAAGCAAAAGCCCGCCATTCCTGGCGGGCCTCAGCAAAATCGATCCTCAAACGATCATGCGTTTTCATGCAGCATAGACATGCACAATAGCGCTAACGCCTCGCATGGCTCGTTGTACAACCTTGCTGGCGTTAGAATCCAATCCTAACGCCAGCAACGTTCCTATATCTAACTGGGGAGATCCATTGAACGGTTGTACTCATGAGTACGGATTTTCGCCATCAATTCATCTGTCAGCTCCGAAACCCACTGGATAGCAAGCCGCTTCTCTTCATCATCGCACTCACTAGCCGCTACAAGCTTCACAAAAAAATCAATGCGCTGGAGCTTCAACGACTCCAAAAAATAGTCCTGCATTTTCCCCTCCATTCAAAACAACTGTATATAAATACAGTATATAATTAACCGTCAAATGTAAATTGTTTTTTCTATGTTTCAAACAGATGGCTCAAGTGCGATGCTTTAGAGGAGACAACGGGATACGGGATAAATCGATGCGTAAAGCATGTATTGAACTTATGGCGGGAACTAACGCAGCCTGCCTGGTTGCAGGCGAACTTGGCACTGGCCGCTGCCTTTACTTGGTTGTGGTAATGGAGGACATATTTGGTAAGCCCACAACAGAACAATGGCTAAAAGCCTTAAGGCTTTGCGAGGCCAAAGCGGCTGAACTTAAGTATGAAGTTGCCCGCATTCGTGGTAAGAGTCTGGCTGGTTTGTAACCCTCCACCTAAGGTGCCTTAGTACCACTGACGCCATTTGTCATCTTCCTGCAGACGATGGTTCCGGTAAAAAATACGCAGCCCGGCACCTGACGGAATACTGCCGCCGCGCAGAAGCAGGTCAATCTCTGATTCGCTGCCATCGAACCCTCTGGAACTTAGCTCTGCCTCAAGCTGCAGGCGCTGCTGATCCGAAATACACTGCTTGTATGCTTTTTTCCGCGTCAGTTTTACCAGCCTTAGCTTGGCTGTCAGTTCCCTCCGTTCCTTCTGTCCCATATTGTGGAGATATTCCTGCAGCTCCTTTTCATCCATGGTTTTAATATCGGGTAAATCATCCTCTAATTTGTTTAGATTTTCAGCAAGGGGACAGTTATTGCCACGAGTCCAAGGGGCGCAAGCGCCCTGGTCGGCTGCCGCCTCCTGAACATCAACGGCCTTACGAACCTTTTTCCACTTCACCGCGTGCGTGCAAATCTTGCCCTCTGCAATCGGGGACCAGATTCCATAGATACGGAGACCGTGATCGCCGTAGGTGCTCGGCTCGTCGTTAAGCTCATAAGCCGTGCGGACAAGGTGATGTTTGCGGGGAACCAGCACACCGCCCTGCTTCATGATGTAGGTGGCAAAGCAGCCCGCATCAGCTGCCGCCAGTACCGCATCCAGACGCGGGTTATCCAGTACCGGTGCGCCCGCTTTGCGTTCGCCCTGCACTCTCGCCGCCTGACCAGCCAGCAAGCGCAGCTCGCGGTATGCCTGACGCCCCGGAATACCAAAGAAACGAAATTGCTGGACACGGTGCAGTGACGCCCAGGCGCTGACATGCTCGGCGCTGTCACGCAGTGATCTGCCGGTTTCTTTGCTGATTTCTTTAGCCAGCCCGCGCCCATCGATGTTCTTGCTGATGTATTTAGCGATATAGCTGGTCGGTGTGCCCTTGCGCGGGTTGATAAGCTCGGACTTGAAACGCGGCCCCGTATTGTTGCCCAGCTCCTCGCGGTCTTCGCGGATGGCAAACTTGCGCAGCATCGCAGTGATGGAACGGCGGTCTTTTTTGCGCATAAAGCACAGAAGATGCCAGTGCACGGTGCCGTCGTGGTGCGGCTCTGCCACACGGACGCCATACCAGCGAAGACCCGCCTTGTGCATTGCCTTGCGGAAAGCGGCGAACGTATCAACCAGATAATCACTGCTCTGCCGGACGGTGGCGCTGGTCCACTTCGGATTAGGTCTGCCGTTGTTGAGGGTTGCGTGGAAGCGTGACGGGCAGGTGATGGTATAGAACACTGCGCAGTCTCCGCGCATTTCCGCTATCAGCTCCAGTCCCTTAACACAGGCCATCATTTCATTACGGCGGTGTGCCGGGTTGCTGTTGCTGGCGTTCACCACGTCTTCCATGTCCAGCGTGTCACCGTCTTCGTTGACCAGCTCATGTGAGCGGAAGAACTCCAGCGATTTGCGGCGCTGCTCGCGCTTGTGGATCACGGCTTCATAGCTGACATACGGGGATGCTTTTTTGTTGACCAGGCAGACAGCACGCAGCTGTTCCTCCCGCCACTCGCAGCGCATCTGCCACAATTTGCGATACCACCAGTCCGCGCACAGCATCCGCGCCAGCGACGGTGGGATCAGTTCATAGGGCACCGGCTTGCGTCGACGCTTTTTGCGGCGTAACTGCTCAAACGCAGGCGGGATGATCTCAAGGCGCATCGCCTCTGCTGCAACCCTTTCCCATGCCTGGCGGATTTCTTCTGGTTTAACATCGTCGCTGACAAACAGATCACCGCAGGCCGCATCAAGACACATGCTCATATGAGCCGCAACCAGCGTGGAAAGACGCTTGACCTGATCCTGATTCATTTCAGGCAGTACCAGCAGCCCCTCCAGCCCGTCATGACTTGCCATGAACCGGAAAGAGGCAGACACCTGACTGTCACGCACGCGCTCCAGCCGCTCAAGACACGGCCTGATTGTTTCGCGCAGGTAGCGGGAATAGGCTTTTGCTCTGCCCAGGCTATGGAAATATTTAATCCGCTCCAGCAGAGGCTTGCTGATATGGGACGGCATGGCGTTAACGTCAGCCAGAATGAGCAGATCGGGATTAAAACGCTGCTGCTCGCGCGCCATTTTGGCACGACTAATCAGCCGGTCCTGCTCCATTTCGCGCTGGACAGGATCACGGGATTCATTGAAGAAATAGCGTTCCCAGACCTCATCGCTCAGCGCCTCACGGCGCAGCTGCTCCTGCTCGTTATCCGCAGCGTAAAGAGCAATCAGGTTTGAAAGCGCAGACTCCGGCGCAACTTCCGCCGGGTCCAGATATGGGTTAACCGCTTTTTTGGGGTTATTCCATGAAAAGGCCACGGCGGCCTCATTCGAGCCGCCGGTGGTTGCTACATTGTGGGGCGCGAACTTACCTACCGTCACGCCCGCACCTCTAAAATAACCGAGCACACATCCCCGTGTGTGGAATAAACCCGGTTAAAGCGGGTAGCTCCTGAAACAGCGATGATTTCCACGGCGGACTTACCATCACCGGCAGCCACGCCCATGCTGCGCTTTGCCGTCAGCCGATAGCGGGAGAAATTACGATAGAGAGAACGGGTCAGGGATGTGTCGCTGTTGGACACGATAACCGGATGACCTTCTGATGACCGGCGCTCAAGAATAGACGCCAGATGATACTGGTCGTCCTCTGTAAAACCGGCAGTGTGATAACCGCTAAATGTACCATCGTATGGCGGATCACAATAAACAACATCACCAGCCTGCAGCAACGCCAGCGTTTCGTCATAGCTGGCGCAGATAAACGTTGCGCGTTGAGCCTTTTCTGCAAAAGCGCGTATTTCACTTTCAGGAAAATACGGATTTTTATAATTACCGTAAGGGACATTAAAATGACCGCTCAAGTTATAGCGGCACAGCCCACGATAACCATGACGATTAAGATAAAGGAAATATACTGCTTTCATGAAATCAGTAATTTCAGAGGAATGATTAAATTCATGCCTAATGTTGTAATAAGCAACTTCTCTATTCGCTATCGCAAAAATATTTTTTGCGCGTGATATGAAAGCTTCACAATCAAGGGCGACTTTTTTATAGAGATTGATAAGATCAGGATTAATATCAGCGACAAGATAATGAGGATAGTCTGTCGCCATCATTACAGCGCATGAACCCGCGAAAGGTTCAACCAGACGCGGGCCAGCAGGAAGGTGCTTAATCAGTTCCGGCATGATGGCGGTTTTATTTCCCGCCCATTTCAGGATAGTGCTCATACAACACCTCCGTTGTAGTGTTTACCTTTCAGTTCTGCGATTTCCTGACAAGTGACGCAGCACTGCACGCCCGGAATGGCGCGGCGGCGAGCTGGCGGGATCGGCGCATCGCAATCAATGCAGAGAACACGAGAAACGCCCGGCGCTTTATTGCGGGCGGTGTGGATGTGGCGCTGGCGTTCTTCTTCAACGCGCTGCTGTACGAGGTCCATTGAATCAGCCATCAGTGGATCTCCTGCGCTTCGTTCTGAATCTTCACAGCTTCCTGACGCAGCAGCTCAGCCGCTTCCGTGTGGTTAAGCTGACGTGACACGATACGAGCAGCTAAAGAATCCAGACGCGCAGCCATCACATCTGCGCGTCCCCGGCGTTCTTCTTTGCGTGCCTCAGTCAGCAGCAGGTTGAGTCCAGCATCATCTGCTCCGGTTTTAGTGGTACGAGTTTCAATATTTCGCATAGTTGTTTCTCCTGAATTTAGGCAATAAGAAGCCCGGCGGGTTTACGCCATTAATTTCTGTCGTGGATTAATTCGGCATGGTTAGCCGTTTGGGAAATAAGCTCACCACTGCACGAAAATGATTCATTGCTTTCACCAGTTCCCGCTTTTCGTCAGTAGTCAGATCACTAATATTGACGCCGTGACGTTCTGCCGGAATTTTTGCCATATAAAAAATGGCTGCCAGTGCCCGCTCATTCTGTTTATTATTTACGTCGCGTGGATCGCGCATATCTTTAATAAACCTTTCAAGCTCCGGCTCAATATTCAGACCAAACACTTTAGCCCTCAATTCCGCAATATGGTTCAGGCCGTCCAGGCGTTCACCGGGACTTAATGGAACAGTCGCCGTAGCGCCTTCAATAGCCATGATTTCCCCTGTTTGGTTGTGGACAGGTCAGCCAGCAGTTCATCCTGAGAGCGGCACGGGTGCCAGCGCTTGCCATCTTTCCCCATGATCCAGCCATGACCGTAGTGCATTGCCGTGCTTTGCTTTATGAGAAGTGACGCGAAAGATGGTTTTTTAGTCAGCATAACCACCTCAGATCAGACCGAACGAAGCACCGAGGCCCGTCACGGTATCCACCGCGCTTGCCATCGCCGGGTTAGCCTGCAAACGCGCCTGCATCGAAACGGCAGCCAGTGCCATCAGACGAGTAACAGAGTTAATGCTGCTGATAACATCGCGGCGGCCTGCGGTGGTTTTCACATCACCCGATACGGCACCGGCAGCAACACGTCCGATTTCAGCAGTAGCGCTCATGACGTAATGCGGCAGCTTCTCTTTTGCCACTTCGTTCATCGGTACGCATGGCAGGCAGTGAATCTGAGCCAGGAAGCCGTCAACCAGGGTTGAGTCCTCAGTGAGATCGGTAAGCAGCCAGATTTCAGGCGGCGTGAGCTGATGCGGCTGGTCCGGGTTCAGCTTGTTGCGCAGCGTCTGGACATTCATTCCCGCGCGTTCTGCCAGCTTCGCCATGTTGTGACGAAGTGCGAAAGCCCGGCAGGCCTCTTCAAAATGTGGATGTTTGGAAATCTTATAATCAAACATGCGAGCCCCTTAGAAAGTTCCCATAATTGAACTTACTGACCAACAACAACGCGGAAGTTGGAATGACCAAGAGACTCACGAACCTGATCGGTTTTGTACATTAAGTAACGCAGGCTTACACGAGCCTTATTTTTTTCTTTCTTAACCATGTACTTAGCAAGTTGACCATGATGGATTTTTTGATAAACAGAGCCGCGGGAAATGCCTTCCCATTCCGCGAACTCTGCAGGCGTAGCCATCTCTTTTGGTACACGAATTGAAATATCAGTGCTCATAGTGCAGTATCTCTCAGTTAAGGTTTGGTTTATGTCGTTTTATCTTGTTTTATTCGATTCAACATTTGAACAAAAGAGATACTACGATCCAATATTTGATACGTAAATGGGATTAAAAAATGATACAGGTGAAGACTGGCGAGAATACAGGGGGTAGAGAGGCTATCCATAGGTTGATGGCTGCCTATGATTTCAAGTCCAGACAGCAGCTATGCGATCACCTAGGCGCATCTAAAAGCACCATGGCAAACAGATACTTAAGGGACAGCTTCCCTGCAGAATGGGTAATCCAATGCGCTCTTGAAACAGGAGTTTCTTTACTCTGGCTAACTACAGGACAAGGCGAACCAGGAACAAAAATTGATGATAAAAAAAGTATCAATTTCGTGAACTCCAGCAAGGTAAAACCTCTTTCTGAGCTTGTATCGCCAGAGATCGACAAAGCTAGCCTTATAGGAGGCTCGTTGGTTGAAGCTGGGAAGGCCATCATTGATAGCAGCCTGCTTCCCCCTGACTCAAGCGAGCTGCTTCTCGTAAATACCAATGGTGATTCATATTTAGTTGACCGTAACCAGACACCACCAGTGAATGGGATGTGGTTGGTCGATATCGACGGGATAAAAAGCATTGTTAAGCTAACTCGCCTTCCGGGAAACAGATTAGTTGTGCATCAAGATGATTCTTCGTTTGAGTGCAGCCTGGATGATATCGAGGTTGTTGGCCGCGCATTGAAAATCATCAAGAGCCTTTGATATGACCATAAGAAAACAGCCGAACGGAAAATGGTTGTGCGAGTGTTACCCGAACGGGCGTGACGGCAAGCGTGTGCGCAAGCAATTTGCGACAAAGGGCGAGGCTGTAGCATTCGAAAATTTCACCATGGATGAAGTGAACAAAAAGCCGTGGCTGGGGGAAAAGGAAGATCGGCGGCGTTTGTCAGAATTGATTGAGCAGTGGCACTCCCTTTACGGCCAGACGCTCGCAGACCCCAAGCGCCTAATGGCGAAACTGAATATTATCTGCAATGGCCTGGGCGATCCCGTTGCCTCTGAGTTAACCGCCGGTGACTTTACAAAATATCGCGAAGCACGATTAAAAGGTGAAGTACGTAACGAAGACGGCGCTCTGATGTCGCCAGTAAAGCCCCGCACGGTAAACCTGGAACAGCGTAACTTATCATCCGTTTTTGGCACCCTGAAAAAGCTGGGCCACTGGTCAGCGCCTAATCCGCTCGCCGGGCTACCAACATTCAAAATCGCAGAGGGGGAACTGGCGTTCCTTGCCCAAGACGAAATTAAACGCCTGCTTGATGCCTGCGCTGATTCTCAAAGCCCCAGCCTGTTAATGATCGCAAAGGTATGCCTGGCCACCGGCGCGCGGTGGAGTGAAGCCGAAAACCTGCAGGGCCATCAGTTATCTAAATACCGGATCACCTATACCAAAACCAAAGGCAAGAAAAACCGAACCGTACCGATATCTCAGGATCTGTATGACGAGCTGCCCAAAAACAGAGGTAAGCTATTCACACCCTGCAGAAAAGCTTTTGAGCGCGCAGTAAAAAGAGCGGGTATCGACTTGCCTGAAGGCCAGTGCACGCATGTGCTGCGCCATACATTCGCCAGCCACTTTATGATGAACGGCGGAAACATACTGGTACTACGCGATATTCTGGGCCATGCCGATATTAAAATGACGATGGTTTACGCACACTTTGCACCCGACCACTTGGAAGATGCCGTTACCAAAAACCCGCTTCACAATCTCAACTGGAACCGCTAATTTATGGCGGCACTTTGGCGGCAGAACGTTAAAAAGGCATAAAACGGACAAACACCAAATAACACTAATACACTGTTTTTAAACGTAAAGCACTGTTTTCATTACAGTAAAAATGGTATGTAGGAATTTCGGACGCGGGTTCAACTCCCGCCAGCCCACCAAAATTCTCCATCGGTGATTACCAGAGTCATCTGATGAAGTCCTGAGAGCCCGCACGGCGCAAGCCCTGCGGGCTTTTTTGTATCTGCAATTTGTCCCGCGAAGTCCGAAGAGAACTAATTAAATCCGAACCTTTTAGGCACCTTATACAAAAGGGGACGAGGATCCTCTTTTGTAAGTAAATCTAACTCGTCCAGCTGTTAGAGACGACCTCAGCTTGTTTGAGAATCAATTCTACAGCATGAGGAGTTTTATCTGGTGGATACTTATACTTACGCAACGTTTGCCGAACGAGGATACGCAGTCTGGCTCGTACGCTTTCACGCACTTGCCAGTCCACCGTTGTTGACTGGCGTAATTTCAATGTAACTTCTACGGCCAGTTTCTTAAGGACATCATCCCCAAGCTCCCGTACAGCACTTTCGTTTTCAGCCAGAGCATCATAAAACGCAATTTCGTCAGGGTTGAGCCCCAGCGCCTCATCCCGCGCCATCGCCTCCTGAAATGACTTTGCCATCGCAATCAGCTCTTCAATCACCTGTGCCGTTTCAATCGCGCGGTTATTATATTTGAGCAATACTGCTTTCAGACGGTCGGAATACTTCTTCTGCTGTACGACGTTATTGCCGGAACGGGCATGGATTCCGTCATTAAGCAGTTTTTCCAGAAGTTCTACCGCCAGGTTTCGCTGCGGCATTTCCCGCACCTCTTCCAGAAACTCATCGGACAACAAGCCAATATTAGGTTTATCTAACCCGATCAAGGCAAACAAATCCTCTACACCGGTTGCGACAACGGCGTTATCAAGAATTTTACTTAACAGGGAGTTTTTCTCCGATTGGCTAAACTTTGCTGCCGGATTTAGTTTCAGAAGCGCCACTCGGATTGCAGAAAGAAAGGCAAACTCTTCTTGCAGTGGTTTCGCTTCATCCAGTGTATTACAAAGCGACCATGCTTTAGTCATTGCCAGCGAGACATCGAGGTAGCGTTTTTTACCTTCATCCAGTCCCAAAATATAGTTCACAGCGTCACGCAAGAAGGCCAAAGGATCTCGAGAGAAGCCCTCGTATTTAAAACCTGGTTTTCCTGCTGAGGGGGAAAACATGCCATGGATGATATCGAATTTTTCCAGCAATACCGCAAACGCTTCTCTGGCATCCACAGTCGTCTGGCCTTTGCCTTTTGAATCTGTATAAGTTTTCAGCGCCTGCTTAAGCTCATTCGCAATGCCGATATAGTCCACCACCAGTCCACCAGGCTTATCCCTAAATACGCGGTTAACACGAGCAATCGCCTGCATTAAATTATGTCCACGCATCGGTTTGTCGATATACATGGTGTGACAACAAGGGGCATCAAACCCGGTCAACCACATATCACGCACAATCACCAGCTTTAGCGGATCGTTCAAATCTTTAAAGCGAGATTCAAGGCGCTTTTTGGTCTGTTTGTTATAGATATGCGGCTGGAGAACATTATTATCCGATGCAGAGCCGGTCATAATGACTTTTATCGCGCCCTTTTCAACATCCTCGCTGTGCCAGTCCGGGCGGATTGCCACGATAGCATCATAAAGCTTGACGCAAATATCGCGACTCATGGCGACAATCATCGCTTTGCCGGTCATAGCTGCATTGCGCATTTCAAAATGTTGAACCAGGTCAGCAGCGACCTGCTGAATTCGCGGCGCTGAACCTACCAACTTTTCCAGACGGCTCCAGTCGCCTTTCGTTTTCTCTTGCTGCCCTGTCTCTTCATCCTCTACCAACTCATCGACCTGCTCCGAAAGCGCTTCGAGCTCCTCATGATTCAGGTCGAGTTTTGCCAGGCGTGATTCATAGTAGATAGGCACCGTAGCGCCATCATCCACGGCATCCTGAATGTCGTAGATAGAGACATAATCACCAAATACGGCACGGGTATCTTTATCTTCCGAGGCAATTGGCGTTCCGGTAAACCCCATAAACGAGGCATTCGGCAGCGCATCGCGCATATGTTTTGCGTAGCCATATTTATAAAGGCCGGTTTCACGGTCCAGCGTGGCGCTCAGGCCGTACTGGCTGCGATGTGCTTCATCAGAAATGACCACGATGTTGCTGCGTGTGTTGAGAGCCGGATGGCTCTGCTCACTGTCCCGCGGAGCAAACTTCTGCACGGTGGTAAAAATGATGCCGCCAGATTCGCGGGCATTCAGCAGCTCGCGCAATTCGTCGCGGTCATTGGCCTGTAATGGCGTCTGCTTAAGTAAGTCCTGCGCCTGACAAAAAGTGGCATAGAGCTGCCCGTCGAGGTCGTTCCGGTCGGTTACCACCACAATGGTCGGGTTGTTCATCTCCGCCTGTTGCAGCAGCTTCCCGGCATAGCAACACATGGAGATGCTTTTGCCGGAGCCCTGGGTGTGCCACACCACCCCCGCTTTTTTGCTACCGGGGGTAATGTTACTGCGCAGCGGCAGATGTTTGCCGGTAGACGCCACAATCGTAGCTGCGACGGCTTCACGCACGGCGTGGAACTGATGATAAGCGGCTATTTTCTTGATGAGTCGTTTGCCATCATTTTCAAACAGAACAAAGTAGCGAATATAGTCGAGCAATAACTCGCGATTAAAAAAGCCCTGAACGACGGTTTTTAACTGCCAGTCAAATTGTGGCTTATCGTCTTCATTGGAAATGGTTTTCCATGGCAGGAAACGTTCTTCATCTGCGGTCAGGGAACCAATGCGTGCATTCTGCCCGTCGCTTACCACCAGCGCTTCGTTGCAGATAAACAGATCGCTGAGTTCGTTTTTATAGGTCTGCAACTGGTTAAATGCGGCCCAGATATCAGCATTGGCATCAATGGGGCTTTTCAGCTCGATTACCGCCACGGGCAGGCCGTTGATATAGCCAATAATATCCGGGCGCCGTACCTGTTTTGTCCCCTGAATGGCAACCTGGTTGACCACCATAAAGCGGTTACTGGCTGGGTGGTTAAAATCCATCAGCAGCGCTTTATCATGAACGACTTTATCCTCACGCTTGTACTCAACCGGCACGCCATCGAGCAGCAAATGATGAAATGCTTTGTTGCTGACGACCAGATCCGGGCTTTGCGCATGGGCGACACGCAGTATCACCTCTTCCAGCACGGCAACAGGGAGATGGGGGTTGATGCTTTGTAGCTGTTCCAGCATGACCGGGCGCAGAAACACATCATGAAATGAAGCACGTAGCGGGTTATCGCCATCCGGCGCAATGTCGGGCCCGTGCATCACTTCCCAGCCCTGTTCAGCAAACCATTTCAGGCATTGCTGTTCTAAATCGTCTTCGCTCAGCAT